CCCACGTCAATGACAGTTCTGGCCGTGGGCAACAGTCGTCGATTCATTACTAAATTACGAGCCTGGTAAGGACCATTTTCTCTGGCCATGCGTTGTTCATATAACTTGTCTGTGTTCCAGATCCAGTATTGTCTACCAATGCGGTTGGTTACTAATTTTTTATTTGCTGTATTAAATAATTGTGCCATGTAGTGTTACCTTATAAAAAAAAAATCCTGTATACCTATTTAACAGTATACAGGATTGCAAGAGAGAAAGCAAGCACTAAAGGCAAAGAAGAACACGATCGATGGTAATCTGCATAGTCTTTCGTGCATAGTCTTTTATATCCGGGGAGTCTTTAAAACCTCTAAAACCATTTGGACCATAATTCTTCATCACACTACTTTGCCCAAACTTTTTTATAACTAAATTTTGCACATAGGTGTGATATCCTGTCATAGTTTTTCTGCCATATTTTTTTGCAACCTTGAGATTGTCGTGTCGTAAAAAATCTGTAGCGTCGTCACTCATTAGTTTTTCTAAATCACTATCTGGCAAGTGTTCCCAAATATCAGACAATAATACAGAGCAATCTATATAACCGTGGCGTTGTGCTTTTGGTTGATTTGTTTTCCATTGATTGGATACCATTCTTGCGTTTGTAGATGTTTTCATATGCTTTGTTCCTTTACTTTATCTTCCAGGTGTAAAATTCACGGCACAATTCAATTGGATCGTTACGAGCAATGATTGCAAGGTTGCGGTCTGTGAGTTCTGGGTAGTACCTAGAACCTCTCTCGCCCTTGTGGCGAGGTGATTCTGCATCTCTGTGAAAATCCTTACGACAAGATTCAATGTGCTTAGAATCAAACCCTGGATGTTGGTCAATACCTTTGAGTAAAGCCGCCCACCTGGGATTATGTTGACGTATGGTTGCAATTTCTTGTCTAGTACAATGAGTTACAATCTTGTAACGATCGGGGCCTTCAATACCTGTGTCCATAAGAATGTCTGTGCCTGCTAACCGGTATCTTGAAAAAGGCTGAAGTGAGTTTCCTTTCTTGCCGCGGTTTTGGGTTTTAGCATTACGATCCTCGGATACTTGTATTGCACAAGCTAGGTGATTTGCAGCTAGCCACTTAGCAGTTTCTTTCAAATTGCTAAAATTGTTGGTTCTTAAAACTCTGTCCCTAACTAAATTTCGTAATTCAGCTACTTCGTCGGTGTGTTCGCACCTAGTAGGATGCTGAGTTTTTCCTGAGAAATGATGCGATCCTAAGTAAGTATCTCCATTCATACGCATAACATTCAATTGTCTTAAACTAAAAAGATCTATTCCCCAAGCACCACTAGTCTTACCAAGGCCTAGCCCGTTATCTTGCACGATTGTCCTGATGTTATTGCCTAGGTTAGAGTCCAATTCATTGTTACCGTTTCTACCAGACACCAAAGATTTATCAATTCTATTTAAAGTAAAGCCGCCATTGAAATGTTGTCGGAACCAATAATAGTTTTCCATTTCTTCGACGGTACTACATCCAACATAGTCAGATACTGTACGCAAGTCATCGATCAAGAATTGTGCAGTAACACAGTTACGCATGAAATGATCAACTTGATCTTCAGGAATTTCTTTAGCCACAATTACTCCAAATTAGTTACAATACAAGTATTATACTATTTTGGTAGTTTCTGGTCAACCACAGGTTAGTGCGTACTAATCTGCGTGTACTTGGGCCTCTAGTGCATCCAGTTTGTTAAAATCTAAATCTTCCTGCTCGATTTCTGGCTCAGATTCTGTGTCTGCTTCAAACAAAGCATTGAACATGGTATTGGCATTTTTGGTCTTCTTGCCTTTGAATCCACGAGTGCCCACAATGTCCATCCAATAACGATCATAGTGTTCAATGATGGCTTCGGCTTCGGCACGATCTGGTGTGGCAAATATGGCATCTACGATGTCGCGGAATCGGGCATGGTCACCATTTTCGTTGCGCATCATCTTGGGCCAGGATCCGCTATCATACTCACGATTGGCTCGTTGTACTGCTTCGATATGCATCCAAACATTATGGCCCATCAACAATGCGTAACTGAAACTATCCCACGAAGTCTTGCCTTCCTTGCCAATCTTGTTGAGATCGCCGGGTTTATAGATGCAGATGTCTTTCATCTGTAACTGTAGACTGATTGGGCTTTCATCAAACCAATCAATCAAGCCGTCGGCCAAGGCCGCTTGACCAAATGGGCGTGTGTCTGTGGCGTACTTTTTGTCATCGGCAATTGGACTCATACGATAGCACCACTTGCCTTCATGAGGAAGGTCTATGTGATGATATACTTGCCCATTGGCAGTAGCCAGGAACGGACTTGCACAATCAAAAGAGATTGTAAAGTTAGGGTTTACGTACTTGCGAACAGCTCGCATGATGTCGGTTAATAATACTGCCCACTCTAGTTTGCTGGTACCCAAGAAGTGCATCCAATCGTGGACACCCTGTTGTAACAAGTTGTCATGACGCAATGCCACAAGTCTGCGCAACACAAGATGCACGTCACACATGTTCTGACCACCCATGCCCCAGCCATCAAAGTGTCTGCTTGGATATTTCTTGGGATCGCAGTAGCCTTTCATCAACTCATACCATTCGTCGGCATGAGCATGATTACCGCCCTGTAGAACGTTTAAGAATTTGGTTCCACCTTCGGCAACACCCTTGCGATTCTTGATAAAATATTCATTATTGTAGTGTGTTGCCTTGACTGCTTCGTCGAGTGTGCTGATACCAGATTTCCACCCGTTTTTTTCATTGATGACAAAACTTGGAATATCAAGAGTCATGGCATAGTCTGCAATGCCATCCAGCCAGGCCAAACTTTGTTCACGATATTTTTGTGCTTTGGCACAACCTGAATTGGCCCGCCAGTCACCGGCCCATACGCCCTTGGCGATCTGGAACCCACCTGAATCTCCCAGCATGACTGTGCCGGGTTCACGATTACGCACCATGTCTTCTGACCAGTCTTGCTTTTTAAGATCCATGTTGGCATGCCCACCTGAATACAGACTCCAGCGATAAGGGAACAGACCTTTTTGGCTGTTGAGCCAGTTCATGTGTTCCATGTCCGGAATGCCTGTGGGCATCCGGGCAGGATCCACATAAGGTCCAGCAGGATCACGTTGCTTGCCTATGTAAGTGGCATAGAAACCACTTATGGCTGGCAGGAACACCGCATAGTCATTCTGCTTGGCGGTAAGATTGTCTTGGGTCACTTGCTTTGTGCTGGCAATATGTAGTTGTAAACAGCCAGGCCACTATCCACAGTGATCTGTGCAGCACCATCATCGCTGATACGGAATATCTTGTCTCCGGTGAGATCCAGGATTGAAATCACAGTCTTGATGGGCCATGACCAGGTACGTTTCAATGTGCCTGACACTCCCGGATGGAACACAAAGTTACCTGAGTGTGTGCTGTGATCTCCGAAGCTGAATTTGAGATCACCGTTGTCAGTTTTGGCGGTAAAGTTGACTTCTTCGGCATTGGCCTGTGCCTGCATTTTGAGTCGCTGGATGGCCGCCACAGTGGGCGTGAACTCGATGTGCCAGTTGACACCTTTGAATTTCACGGTTTTGAGTTTTTCGTTGACGATTTCTGCTGCCATGAATCTGTAGTTGTTTTTGAAGTCACCAGTGGCGTTCTCAAAGTTGATGCCGTCGGCCACACCGGTATCTTTTCTTGTGAGACTTAATTGAGCATTTTCTCGATACTCTTGCAGGTTCAGCAGGATCTTGAGCTTGCTGAGATTGGGCATGCCAAACGTGCCCATGAAGTCTGCATGTGGCTGTGCGAATGTGCCTTCCACTACCACGTTGCGATCTTCGGCCAAGCCGTTGATTACAGTCGATTTGTCATCACCGGTGATTTTGACCAGGTCGATTACGCCCAGATCATGTGTGTGTTCTACTAAGTCTAATAAATGGTCTCTCATTGATAATTCTCCTTGTGTTTGATTATACGGGGTTTATTTAGATTCTGCAATGGGTTTGGGCAAGATTTTTGCCAAGGCCTGTCCACCACGCAGACTAGGCCGTAGACCGGGTCGGCGCAGTTCTAACCAGGTGCTGGGACCTTGGTCAGTCCAAGCAAAGGCTATTTCATAGCCCAGGCTCTGGGCCAGTTCGCGTACCAGATAGCCAGGAGTGTAACAACAGTAGTGTTGTTCAACCAACATCACTGCCTTGGCGCGATCACAATCATTGAATGTCATGATCAAGGTGCCACCGGGTCTGAGTTTTTGATATATTTCTGTGAGATATTGTCGCAACACTTCAAAAGGTCTGAAGTTGAAAAAGTTGTAGGCAAACACCAGACCAAATTGGCTCTTGGGCAACTGCTCCAGGATGGCTGTACCGGATCGTTCCTGGATGACGTAGGGTCGCAGGCGGTGCTGATACTGTTCGTTGAACTGTGTCATGGCAGGTTGTAAGAGATCATGGCTTTCGTCTACCAGGTACAGGGGGTCCGAGGCCAGCAGGTCATGTATGAATGGTTCACGTCCGGGACGTATGATCATGGCAGCATGATGCCAGCCGTTGTAGCGTGTCAGTCTAGTGCGATAGAACTGAGCAGTTTCGGCAGATATTTCGGGACGACGATCCAGGATGTATTCAGTGGTTTCATACAACATCTCTTGCTCGTAGAGCCTGTAACTTTCTGCAAACCAGGGCTTTTCGGTAGTGGTGATTAGCTCACCCAAGGTGTGTTTCAACGTGACCAAGTCAGACTCATACTGTCGCAAGGCATCAGCGACTTGATTTTGTCGTTGAGTCAGCATGTCACTGAACTGTTCCAGTTGTATGGCCGAGGACGACACCACATGTGTAATCTTGGCAAGATCTTGATCAGCTTGCTGTGCTGTGCCCACCGTAGACATCACATCCAGCAGGTTCATATAGTTGACAAGTTCACTGAGTTTCATGTTACCACTCAAACAAGGTCTGGAAAGTGTTTTCTGTGTTGGTGGCTGCGGCAAGATCCCAGCCCAACACACCCAACAAGTTATCTAGCTTTTGATCCACCACAGTGGCCTCCATTTCTGAGTCATCAAAGGGCAGTTCCCGGAACCAGACAGGCAAGTTGGTCTCATCTGTGGGATAGCCAATGCTGGTCCAACCCAGAGGATTTGACTTGAGCTTGCACACAATGGTTTTCATGCCATCTACGATCTGCATGCTATACTTGTCTGAATTCATCCTGCGCAGATTGTTCCAGTTGATTGCGGCACGCACATGGCCTGGCATGTTGGCCCGTCCCTGACGCTCTTCTTCTTTGGCATACTTGGTCAAGTTGTTGACACGCTTGGGACTTCCCTTTTCCCAGCCTGGCCGCTCTTTGAACACATATTTGAACTCACGTATCTTTTCAATGATTTCGTCACGAGTGGCACCTGTGAGCACATCATTGAGTATCTCGCTGAGAAAGTCCTGGATGACTTTGGGTGTGTCAGACCTTTTTAAATCCAAGCCCATGGCCTTGACTCGGCCGGGCTCACCATGAGTGTCCACACGCTTGTTCTCTTTGTCATAGTACATGACAGCATAACGTTTCTTGGTGATGAACAGGCCCTTGGAAGCCACAAGTTCACGACCACCACGTATGACCTCACCCATGCTACGTGGCACGTGGAATGCCTGTTCCATGAATCCAGGAAAACTTTCATTGACTTGATCTGCGATGCTGTTGTAAAGTTGTACAGCAATGTCTCGGCTCCAGGTCATGCGTCCGGCTTCAATCTCAGGTTTGAGCACAGGATACGCAGAAAAATAACAACTATCTGTGTCACCATAGATGATGGCCTCGCCCACATGATCGTACTTGCCAGTGATACATTCATTGACATAGGCATCCATGTGTTGAGCAATGGCACGACCTGTCAATGTTGTTGATTGTCCAATGCGTTTGTCAAAGAATCTACAGCCAGGATTCAAGATAGCCCCATACAGGCTGTTCAAGTTGATCTTCTTGACCAACTGTCGCTTGTCCCAGTATTCTTCTTGTTCGGGATCCTTGCATTCTTTTAACCTGGCCTGCATGTCTTGGCGTTCGGCATACCAACGTTTGAGCAGGCCGGGAATAACTGCTTCACGCTCATAGGTAAACACAGTGCCGTTGGCCGTGATCATCCAGGGTTGATTCGAATCAAAGATCATGTGCCAAATCTCAGCGGCACTATGCACACTTTCTGCACCATCCTGCCAGTCTATGGTGATCTCGGTGCCGGGCTTTTGTTCCATGACAGCAGTGTACTCTAGGCTGCCAAACAGGCCTTCCCAGGCGGCAGCAAAACTTGATCCCGAACGCATCTTGTCTGCGATGTAGCGTTCGGTCATGATGGGTCTGAGCTGGGCCACGATGGTCTCGGGTCCCATGTTGAGTGCTCGGATGGCACTGGGGTACAGGCTGTTGATATCTATTGACCCCACATACTCGTGTATGCCTTTGCGGGGATAGGCCACATAAGCACCTGCGGCAGCAGTGTCGTCATCTGAATAACGTTCTTTGCGATTGGGTACCACAAGGCCACGTTCGTGTGCTTCGTTGATGATGGCCTGTTCAGTCACAGCCACAGCGCCCATGGTGGTCTGTAGCAAAACAGTGTTTTCATGTGCCAGGGTATTGGCCAAGTCCAGGAACTTTAGTTTCCGGTCCAGCTGTGCCAGGCCGTTGACGTCCTGCCGGTTATACTCAATAAACTTCTTGAAGTTCTGATTGTACAAGGCATCTAGTGTGCCTTCAAACTTGGTCTTGCCTTCCAGGCCTTCGTATTCCAGGATGGCATCAAGACTATAACTGTGTCGTTCTTCATAGGTGTATTTCCTATACAGTTGCATATAGTCCATGTGTACACGACCAATCAAATCGTAAGTCTGATTTTCCGTGCCAAAACGTTCAAAGGTTCGTCCCTTGGGATGCTGATTCCACAGGCAGAATCTACGTGTGTCATCTTTTGAAAGCACACGGGTCACGCGATTTACCGTGTAGGGAATATCATAGCCCTCCGAATTCCACCCACTGAGTGCATCGGCATCTTCAATGATGTCCAGGAATGTGTTCAGCATGTCTTCTTCACGCTCAAACAACAAGGTATCTGAGAACTCCACACAGATTTCATGTGCAGTCTCCCAGGTCATGTGACGGGGTGGAACCACAAGTGTGATCAGTCGGTCGACCCAGCCCAGGTACACGCTTATGGCCGTGATGGGATTGAATGGATCTTCGGGTCTACTGAATCCTCGCTCAGGATCAAAGTCTACTTCGATGTCAAAGAATGCTACGTTGAGCTTGGGACCGTCTTGACCTTTGTAGTTTTCTTCCAGGCAACGGAATATGGGATTGATGTCGGACTCGTATAACTGCTTGCCGCTCTGTATGCGTACTTCCTTGCGGAACTCTTTGTTGTTTCTTGTACTGAAGCGGCTGACTGGCGTGCCGTAAATGCTGACAAACTTGCCGCGGGGATCATCATAATAGAATGTGTAGTTGGGTGCATACTCCTGATAGCGGCGTTCACCATCTCTGCGTTCAACCACATGTATGCGATCGTGTTCACGATCAAATAGTGCGTCAATATAACTCAATGCTTTCTCCAGTTATGGCTGGCGTGCCATGATTCATGTTGCTTACGGCAACGACTCGCTGTTATAAAACAGTACTTATAGCGTCTTACCCACAGTGGTCAAGATTTGTTCCAGCAACTCGTGATCCTGTTGCTCGCGACCAAACTCGCTCTTGTGCGCCAGGCGTATGGCTTTTTTCAGCACGCTGGGTTTGATTTCTAATTCTTCGGCAATGGCTTTAACTGTGTCGTTAAGGCCGCCAGTGAGGGTTTCAATCTCGTGCATGACTGTCATACCTTCATTGATGACCTGGTTGAGTTTACGTGTTTGTTCTGCGTTGAAGTTTTTGGTTGACATGTAATTCCCCTGTTAGTCAAATAATTATACAGTATTATTTGTAAAAGTCAACAACTATTGTGATTGTTTGATTTCTTTTCTAGCTTTTGTTGGCTACTGGCTTGTACTTGATAAGTAAATTTCATAATCTAGGAAAAAGTATGACCAAAATTAAATCTTTCATGTTAGCACTGCTATTTTCTGTTCCAGTCTGGGCCAGCAACATTGTAACAGTTCGTAGCCCCTACGATCACAACCATGCTGGGAACGCGGCTTTGCATGCAATTTTCGCACAGGCAAACAATACACAATCTGATTTTAAATTTATTTTAAGCCAAAACCCAGGCGGGCAAGGATTGGTGGCCATAAATCAAGTCGCTCCTCAGTCTGATTTGGCTTTGATACACCCTAGTTTTGTTCAAAATGCAGTGTCAGGGTCTATAAATCTCGATGATTGGATTCCGGTAGCAGCGTTAGGAGACGCCTGTTTTTTGGTAATCAGTCAAAACGGTAGTCCAACAGATGGCATCAAGAGCCTAGCAAAACACAAACAACCAATGTTAGTAGGTGTGGTAGGACTTGGTAGTGCTACACATTTAATGTATTTAGAAATTGGAGACAAACTAAAGTTAAACCTTGAACCAATGTTGTTCAAAAGCGCTGGAGAGGCAGGAGTAACTATGGTAGCACAGGATGAACTGGTCTCTACGGTGGTCAATCATGCTCAGTTTAGTGTAATCAAGGCCAACAAAAATAAGATTGAACCAATAGCTGCGTTTTGCCCCTTGCGTCATCCACAATATCCAAATATAAAAACTATATCTGAACAAGGTATACAGGCTCCGTTAGTTTTTAATATTTTAGTTGCTAACAAATCTATGCCAGCAGGCCGCCGCGAGACCTTGACAAAAATTTTAGATAGCGCAATCAAACAAGTTGGTAAAGACCAAATCTTCAGTCTGAGTAACTTTATTAGTCCGCACAATAGCAATATCACTATACAAGAATATTATTATCAGCGCATTAGTAACATGCAAAAAGCACTACAGAGTCATCAAGACAAACTTGCAATCAAATGAAAAGAGCGATAATATGCGTTACCAAGCCATGGGAGGTAATCAAATCTGTCGAAAAAGATTATAGTCTAATGATTGTGAATCCAGATCAAAATATCAATCGACTGAATTATCTACTAAACAGTGCAGACTTTTCAATTTTGATAACCGACCACGGCACTCAGTTGCGTGATGGCGGCGATTATCCAGATGAAAAATTAGTTTGGTATACGTCTGGCACAACTGGTGATAGTAAGTTTTACGGATTTTCTCAGGACCAGTTGGATCACATGTGTGGAACTATAATCAATGCCTATGATATCACTGCCAACGATCGATATTTTAACGTGATGCCATTATGGCACGGTCATGGCCAGGGGTTCTATTGGGCAACCAGACTGGCCGGATGTGAAGTAAATTTTGGAACTATAAAAAACACAGAAAGTTTTAAACAATTTCGACCCACATTTGTTACTGCTATTCCTGATATGTTGCCGATAATGATGCGGTTAGATCTAAAAAATTTACGCTTTGTAAGGTCTGCCAGCTCTCCTTTGCCTGCAAATCTGTTTAATCAATTGAATGATCGTTGGAACTGTCCTATTATAGAGGCATTTGGGATGACCGAAGCATTGAGTCATTGTTTTACCAACCCGTTAAAAGGAGAAAAGCGTATAGGTACAGTAGGTCTTCCAGACGGAATTGAAGCTCAAATTGATAACGAAGGGCATCTACTAATTCGTGGGCCTAGTGTAGTTAAAAAGAACGAGTGGCTTGACACAGGTGACCTGGCTGAACAAGATGAAAAAGGGTATTATCGTATATTAGGAAGAAGCATTGATCAACTCAACATCAGAGGAAAAAAGTTTAATCCATTGAGTTTGGAATCTCAAGTGCTTAAACATATCACTGCTGTTAAAGAATGTGTGATCTTTGGCAATCATGAGCTCAACTGTTTGTATGTGGGCGACTGTGATCCAAAAGAAATATTGACTTTTTTGCTGAGTCTTGACCCACACCTTCGACCAGCTATGTTAAATAAGACTGACGAGATACCATTGCAACATGCTGGCAAAATAAGTAGAAGTTATCTAAAAAAACTTTTTAATTGTAATTGAGTACAGGAATTTTTCTTGTGGCTGATCCGCCATATCGTCCGGCAGAATCAATATTCTTAACTACATTGGTAAATCCTAATATTTCTACATTATCAGCAATTGATACTGCGTTAGTCACTGTTGATCTAACACCTAACAAGCAATGATTCCCTACAGTAGATTTTCCTGAAACTATCACCCCTGGCCTAGTAATACAACTATTGCCTAGATAACAATAGTGCCCAATTGATGTATACGGACATATTATACAGTGGCGCCCAACATAAGACCCAATCATAACATTACAAAATGGAAATATAAAAGTACCAGGCATAACTTGTGCCGGAGGATTCAGCCCAATAATTGAAGTATTGTGTATTACAGTAATCAAGTCAAGATTTTTTGTGTCTATTATATCAATAATTTTTCTACGTTCATCAAAATCAACAGATACAGCTACAATGTATTGATAGTCAATTGATTGATTGTTTAAAAAATCTTTTGGCAACATTACTTCTACTGCATGTGTTTGCTCAATTTCATTTACAAATTCCTGAGTCATAGATGATTCTGGATAACCAATTATGCGTATAGGATTATTGTTGACAGTTATTATCATGTTATAGATTGTTTAATAATTTATAAGTTGCTGTATTAGACTCTTCACAGATATCCCAAAATCTTTGAGATTGTACATGTTCAAAATTGTGTTGGGTACTTTCATACGTCATTTGGTATAAATCTTGTGCTGTCCACTGAGTCAACGATTTAATTAGATTGACAATTTTTTCTAATCTGGTTAAATTTCCAGCGTCGTTGTCAAAGCTCAAATCCAACTCACCGTAATCAAACTGCAGGCCTAGTTGTTTAAACCAATGATACACATGAACTTGTCCAACTGGTATAAATGCAGTTGCCGATTTGAGACATTTCCAAGTCTTTTCAGTTACGAAGGGTCCTGGCTCAACATAGCTACGACCGTCTTTCATCATATAACTGTAGTGGTAACTTTCTTGCGTAAAATTTAATGCTGCTGTTCGATATGCTGAATTGTTGCAAGACCAAGTAACTTGATCATCGTGCGGTAACAACAGTGATTTGTCTAGCCATTGTTCTCTAAACAAATTTAAATAATAATCACAGGTAGAATTTCCAGAAGGTTTCCAACTGTGTATATTTTTAGTGTTATGCAAATCGTGATGCAACGATGCTACACAATTTTTTTCTCCTAGCACATGCATTAATGCAGAAAAAATTATAGCCTTGCTTTGTGTGACACGATTGGTCAATGCACTGGTTTTAAATTGGATATCCTTGTCAATATCTGTTATTGCTACCCCGCGAATACGTTTGTGTGCTGTGTTATGCGGAACATACTGTATTCGGTCAGTATCAAACGAATCCAGAATCAATGCTCCGGTCAGGTGAATAATTTTCCCGTCAACATTGTTGATAACATGCTCGGGCCATCCAAACATTAAACTATCGCCGTGACTGATATAATAGTCGTAGCCTGGTGGAGGTGGGGATGGGTATTCTCCGTTTGGCCCCCATCGCAGATTCAACGACAAATAAACATTTTTATGTTTTATGTTATCAATCCAGGGATACCAGTACAACATTTTCTCGGTAATATTGAGCGTTTTGATATCACCAAACACAGTAAGTGGAATAGTGGGTTTTGAAAGTTCTGCTTTAAAATTATTCACTTGAGTCTTGGTAACTTTTATAGATTTGGTAATTTGTTTGGTCGAAAAACCATCTCCCAGGTCCGATCCCGCCACTCAACTTCGGATGTAGTACCATTACACATATCGCAGAGATCTATGGGCTTTCCATAGGTTTCTATAAAATTATCAAACAAAGATTTATCAATATTCAATAAGTCAATTGATTGGTATTCGAGATATTTTTTCCAGTCTGGATCATTAAGTTGATCAGATTCTTTTAATTGCGCTGAAATTGTTGCTAATCTACCGCACTTGTAAAGTTTTGTTCCATGCAGAAAACTACACGTAGGCCCTATGCATCCATGACGCATTGAATCACTAGGATTACCGGTTGCATGAGGTTTAATTTTTCCATCTGGTTGGGTAACATAATGAGATTTCCAATATTTTGTAGTATAAAAATATATGTTAGCATTAATATTATTTTTGACGTGATAATGATCATCATGTATGCGTACTATCTCAGGGTGATTGAGTAAAGTATCTACGCTTGATGTCCAAGCTCTTCCGGGGGCACTGTCTAAGTTTCCACTTAGATGTCGGCTGACTGTAAAAGAAATGTTTTTTATTTGATCAATCAGATAGAATATTTTTTCAATATTTTTACCAATGAGATGCCCATTAGTATATACATTAATTCTAGTTCCCGGAAACCAATGATTTAATTCCTTTGCCAGCGGTACAATCTTTTCGTCCCAGTACATAAACGGTTCACCTCCTACCAAAGAAATCATGCTAGTAACTGTAAATTTTTCTGCCAATACCGGAATACTTTGTAGTATATCTTCAAGGACAGGATCATTATCATAGTGTTTGACAAAATCTGATCCCACCGAACAATTTGTACACGAATAATTACATTTGTGTCCAATAAAGATTGGTAAATTGTTTTGTTTAATTTTCATAAATGCTCACTTCCACTGAAATAGGTAGCGAATCTATTTATAGTGAGGCAGCAGCCGCCTACACATAACCTCAAGGGTCCTAAGGTGTGTTCTTTCGATATTATTCTGTGTCAGTGCCCCGATAAAACATTTCACCGGAGGTATGTTGGCCACCAGGAATGTCATTTGCCGGCCCTTTGCAGTGCGGCACCGTTGTTGAAACTGGGGCTACGAGACATGGGTACCTTGGCGCCGGCTCGTGCTCGGCTCCAGGCATAGCCGGCTCTGTGCCCTGAACAATCTCGGGTACAGGTGCTGCCTAGAAAACTCAGTTCGTCCAGATTAGGCACAAAGGTCACAGCAAAAGCTCGGCACAGGGCCTGTATTTTTGGGTTGCGAGTCATCTGCAGGTGAAAGGTCTTGTGTGGATCAATCTGTGCAGGATCTCGATAGCCACAGTAGACCTTGTGTATGCCATGCTGTTGTATGAAACTGGTGCAACTGTCACCCACACGCTCGGCCATGGGCTGGCTGCAGGGATTCAGTGTGGTTATCACTATGCTGCCTTCGGGTATAGCCCCAAATCTGGCAGTGTAGCTGTCAATGGCCGCACGTTCAGCATGCACACGCTGACCACTGCGGGTGGGATAGTTGATGCCGACCACACAGTTCATGCCAGGATCCAGCACCGCGGCACCCACCAGACCCAGGTCCTGTCCTTTGCTTTGACCCTGGATGACCAAGGCACACAGTTCAGTCAGGATCTCGTCCAGCCGGGCTGTGTTGGTGATCTCAAAATCTTCTGCTCGCATAAATCAGTTGGCGCGGGCAAACTCACGCATGAGTCTAATGGCTGTTCTTTCATTTGATATGTTTTCATTATTTTCCTTTGTTGCCCCAGTTGGCGGCACCTTTTTTACGACACTGAACAAGGGCACCACTTGCATACGCACTTGGCCAGACCTTGTAGCGACTTTTTACCTTGTGATAACAGGCGTCTTGTTTTTCATCTATGTCTTGTTGTGCTTCGTTTAATCCAGCGGCCCATCCAGTTTCATCATGTGCATCATTCACAGATAATGCTACCTGCTGACCTTGTTTGTTGGTTAGCACAATATTTTCAATATCATCATCAAAGTCTATGGTCCAGCCTTTGCTTTGCAGTTTTGCCTGGATATATTTTACCAAGTTTTCAGCACCTTGTCCGTATTCACGATCAGTGACGGCTCTTAATGTGCCAGTATCATCGTTGGCCCAGAACCATTCGTTAGCCAGATGTAAGATATCTTGGGGAAGCGATCTTTGTTGTGGTGATGGTGTAGCAGGTCGACGGAGCGGAACAATTTCGCCTTCTCGGACTTTTGTGGCCACATTTTTTGCGGCTCCTCTGCGTTCAGGATCAGGATCTTCTCTACGCTTCTTGGCCGCGGCTGATGCACGACCCTTCTTGCCCAGAGCCTGTGCCTTGGCCTGTGGCAGACATTTTGGTTTGCCTTCAGATTTGGAACCACGTGCGCATGGACCACGGATCTTGCCGTCGGGACCGAATCTCACCCACTTTTGTTTGAACCACTGTTTCAAGTTTTCTTGTAATTCGCGTTCCCGGGCGGCCAGGGCGTCATCTGCGGTTTGGGGTTCTTTCTCACGCAACTTGCCCATGACGATCATTTGTTCTATACGCTGAGCCAAGGCACCGGCTCGGGCACCATCGTTGGCCTCTACCGCGTCTTCAAACTCGTCCAAGATCGGTCGTGTTTCAAGATAGGTCTCACGATCCATTTTCACACCACGCTTGATCAGGGCCTGTATGATCTGCTGGCCGCGATAACGATCCAGGCTGTTGCGCACTCGCTGATAGGCCGCTATGGCAAAAGGGATACCGGCCATGAAGACCAAGGCCAGCAGTTCTCGGGCTGCGTTGTCCAGGAAAGGATCCATGGCTTCTTCCAGAGTCTTGGTGGCTGGTTTGATGCGATCCAGTCTGGGCGCTATCTTTTCCACCGACGCCGGGTCTGTGGCAGTGGTGCCGTATTTTTGCTGTTTTCTCATGGCCTTTCCTGCGGCGATCTGGGCCTGCAAGGCTTCCAATCTCTGCTGTATTTCTGCACGCTGGGCCTGCAGTTTTGGCAACTCGCTGGGCCGGTAAGGTATGTTGTACAGGCGACTGGCCTGTTCAATGGCATCTTCATAGTCCATGGCAATACCTTCACGGCCAGCATCGCGCATGGCCTGGGCCGCGGCCTTGTACAGCAGCTGATTCATGGACATCTCCGGTCCAATGTCCACTTCGGCCAAGGGTTGCCCCAAAGGTCTGACCAGGTCTGGATGGTTGACATCGTACTTGAAGCCAAGATTGCGTATTTGTTTCTGTGTGACGCCGATCCGGCGTTGCAGTTCACGCAAGTAGTTCATGTTGGTGCTGGCTTCACCGGCATGACGTATTTCCGCCACATCGGCCATCATGGTGTTGAGATCCTGAGCCAGACTCATGGCCGTGGTGTGATCTGGCGTATGGTCTTCACTGACCCGCACACAGTTGGGCACCATCCTGTCGCCTTTTTTCTTGACACCTTGTTGAGCATATCCGGTCCAGCACTTTTCATCAAGTTGTTGTTGTTCATCGGTCTTTTTGTTGGCATTGATGTAGGCCCTGTACACCGCGGCTGCTGAAGCCTTGCCCGCGGCTCTGGCACGCTGTTCCATGGCCACAGCGGCCTGTATTTTATGAGCATGACTGCGTCCACTGCCACGTATTTTTGTCACACTGGCACGAGCATCCGCCACGGTGGCAAACTTCAAACCTGTGATGGTGCCACGCGGATTTTCATCGGTGTAGAGATCACTGTGTTTTTTACTGCCCGCAGGTTGTCCAGGCTTTCTTGCAATACGCTTACCTTCCTCCAGGTCTGGATCCGCTTGTTCGTTGCTTTTTTTCTTGTTCTTAACACAGTTGGGATAGCGTTTGCCAAACATGGTTTTCATGCCTTCTTTGTGATAGCCTTTCCAGCAGGCCTCCAAGATTTCATCAAACTTCATTGTCGGCCTCCAACATGCGTTCTATTTGTCGCACCCAACCACTCACATCACTGG